TAATATGGTAGATTTACTGACAGATATTGAAAGACTTGAAAGTGCAGTTATTTGTTTAACTGAAGGTGCAAGTGATGAAAAACGAATGGCTATTCATTCGTTAGAGAGTATGATTGCTGAAAAGAAAGCAGTCGTTGAGAAGTTTGAAACAGAAATGGAAAAAGAAATGGGAGTTATATAATGACACAAGTTGCTGTAATTCATGCTGCCTTTGGTGATACACCACATACGGTAGCATTTGTAGATGTACCAGAGTTGCCATCATTAAATGAGACTTTGGAATACGCTTATCGTTGGACTAACAACGTAATGGGTTCATGGTCTATCAAGAAAGAGTTTTTTGAAGACGGTGAACCAAATGGTGATTTTAACCCTAATGTCACTGTTATGAAACCACTTGAAAAAGATGATAGTGGTAAAGAGTGGGGTCATAGGTCAACCTCAATGGGTGACCAAATGTTAGTTGGTAACAAAAAGTATGTTGTTGCTATGATGGGATTTGAAACATTGGAAGGAGAACCAGTATGACAGTCAAAGCTAAAGGTAGACCATCTACTACAGTTATAGACTTAGATGGTTCTCAAGGGAACGCTTTCGTTCTCTTGGGATATGCAAATGAAACCATGAAGAAGAGTGGTTTCGACAAAGAGACAAAAGATAGAATCTTGAATGAGATGAAATCTGGTGACTATATAAACTTACTGAGAACTTTTGAAAAGTATTTCGGTAGTGTGTATACACTTCAAACTTCTAATCCAGAATATCTGGATGCGTTTATGGTAGAAAAAAGTGCTTAAAGAACTATTAACTACTTTTGTTGTCTCTGCATCAGCCGCTGGTGTAGAGGTAACTCCACATGATGCAACAGAATATCTAGACAAACAGGCAACTTGTCTTGCAAAGAATATGTACTACGAAGCTCGTAGCCAAGGACTTGCTGGTCAACTTGCAGTAAGTTTAGTTGTGTTAAATCGTGTTAAAGACAATAGGTATCCTAATACAATCTGTGAGGTTGTACATCAAGGGCCTGTTAGGGAATCATGGAAAACTAGAGGTAAGAATGTACCAGAAAGTGCAAGGAAATATTATCCAATCAGACATCAATGCCAATTTAGCTGGTACTGTGATGGTAAAAGTGATGAACCTAAAGAACCAACAACATATGGTGCATTGTATGACATGGCACTTGATTTGGTTTATGGTGATATTACAGTTGTTGATATAACTGAAGGTGCAACACATTATCATGCAGATTATGTTTATCCTTCTTGGAGAAAAACCAAGACAAGGACAATTGAAATTGAAGACCACATATTTTATAGATGGGAAAAATAATGTTAGAAGGTTATAAAAGAAAATACCATATTCACAATGGAGTTGGATATGTATATGAATTTGAAAATGGGTATGGTGCATCTGTAGTTTCTCATGATGTATCTTATGGGGGCGATAGAGGATTGTATGAGATTGCAGTACTTGACTCCAAGGGAGATTTGTGTTACGATACTCCTATTACTGATGATGTAGTCGGCTATGCAGGCGTACAAACAGTATATGAAACTTTAGATAGGATAAAATCATTATGAACTTTTTCTACTTAGATGAAGACCCATGGCAATCTATTGAGTATCATTGTGACAAACATATAGTCAAGATGCCTACAGAGTACAAACAGATGTTATGTACTGCACACAGAATTCTTGATGGTGAAATGTATATTGATAGAACCAAAAGTGGTGCAAGAATTAAACGGTGGAAACATCCAGACCGAAAGATGAACAAACATCTGTATCTTGCTGGTCATGTCAATCACCCAACTAATATTTGGTTGCGTGAGTGTCGTGAGAACTATATGTTAATGTATACATATTATAGACTGATTTGTGACGAATATACATATAGGTATGGTAAAGAACATGGTGCAAAAGATTATTGGTGGTTGTTACGAGAACCACCTAAGAATATTCCTACTCTTGGAAAGACAACACCAGTTCCACAAGCCATGAAACAATATCCAGAGTGTATGGTAAAAGGTGATTCAGTACAAGCGTATCGTAATTTTTATGTAACTGCAAAAAGAAGTTTTGCAACTTGGAAGGAAAGAGGTACACCAATATGGTACAAGAACATGACCCAGAGCCAGAACGATACTATGATTGGATGCTCTGGAAACTAAGGCAGACAAAAATGGAAGAACAAGATGACCCAATGGACGATATCACCAAAGATGGTCAATTAAGTGCATGGACAGAAAAACCATACATATCTCCAGCAGATATGTGGATGAGAGAAGTTGCAGAGATGCAAAAACAAAATCATCAACTTATGATTCGTATCAAAGAACAGGCTGAAGAGATACAAAAATTAAAAGAGAAAATTGAAAATGCCAACTTATAGTTTTAAAAATAATGACACTGGAGAAGAATGGGAAGAGTTTTTTTCTATCTCTGGTAAAGAGGAGTTCTTAAAAGAGAATGACCATATTGTACAACTGCCGTCACTTGTATCTATTGTAAGTGATGTTGGTGGTATCAGAAATGATGGTGGTTGGAAAGATAATATGTCAAGGATTGCAGAAGCACACCCTGGCTCTCCACTCGCAAGACGTTACGGCAAGAAGTCTACAAAGGATATAAATACTAGACAAGTATTGAAAAAACATAAGATTTTGAAGGATGTGTAATGGCGAAAAAACAAGATGTAAAAATTGATGATTTGGTAACTATTAAACCAATCACAGACAATCAAAAGGTTGCCTTTGAGGCATTTAAAAAAGATAACAAAGAATTATTCCTTCATGGAGCCGCTGGAACTGGAAAGACTTTTATTTCCTTGTACCTTGCACTTGAGAAAGTATTAGACCCAAGTACACCATATCATTGCGTGTATCTAATTCGTAGTGCAGTACCCACAAGAGAAATCGGTTTCTTGCCAGGCGATGAAGAAGACAAAACTGCATTGTATCAGATTCCATATCAGAACATGGTGCAGTTTATGTTTGAACAACCTAGTGACCAAGCATTTACAATGTTGTATGATAGACTAAAAGCACAAGGCTCTGTCATGTTTTTAACAACATCATATTTGCGAGGTATTACGTTGGACAACTCTATCATTATAGTTGATGAGTGTCAGAACCTTAACTTCCATGAGTTAGATACAATCATGACTCGTGTAGGTCAAGATAGTAAGATTATTTTCTCTGGTGATTTCTTCCAATCGGATTTAGTAAAAAATTCAGACAAAGATGGTATGCCTAGATTTATGGATATCATTGCAGAGATGGAAGAGTTTGCATCTGTTGAATTTAATATCGGCGACATTGTTCGGTCTGGTTTGGTAAGAAGTTATCTAATCAGTAAGACAAAAAAAGGAGTTGAAGTATAATGGCAAAAATGTTTTCATCTGGTTCAACTCATGAACCCACTAAGAAGGGAACTTCATTGGGAAAGAAACCTATTACTTCTACTATGAATAAACATAAACGTAGAAGTTATAAAAAATATAGAGGACAAGGTAAATGATAAACAAAGAATATCAAAATTGTTTAGAGATGATTCTTCATCACGAAGGCGGCTATGTGAATCATCCAGATGACCCAGGCGGCGAAACTAACTTAGGCGTGACTAAGAAAGTTTATGATGCATACTGTAAGAAAAACGGTCTAAGACCAAAATCTATGAGAGATTTAGAAGTCTTAGATGTTGCACCTATCTACAAAACTGAATATTGGGATAGAGTAAAAGGTGATGACCTTCACCCAGCGCTTGCACTTTGCATTTTCGATTTTGGCGTGAACGCTGGAACTGGAAGAGCTGCGAAGATGATTCAAAAGATTGTTGGTACAGCAGTTGACGGTGGCATCGGCCCGAACTCACTTAAAAAGATTGAAGCATATACTGACAAACATGGTATCGAAGATGTTGTCAAAACATATCAATCAGAAAGACAAAAGTATTATGAGAAGTTAAAACACTTCAAAACTTTTGGTCGTGGTTGGACAAGAAGAGTTAACGAAACTACAGAAGCTGCACTAAAACTGACTTGACAAGTGTGTTGAGTTATGGTATTATGGATTAATTAAATCGTGAGGATATATTATGTTTACACACAAACCAGTAGAGATACCAGAACTCTCTACTAAGAACGTCAATCGCAAAAGATTCTATGTAACTCCAGAGGGGAAACTTTACCCCTCTATCACTACAGTTTTACAAAGACGTAAGATGGAAGGTCTTATGGAATGGAGAAAACGAGTAGGTGATGATGTTGCAAACTATGTTGCAAGAACAGCCGCACACAGAGGAACTAAGGTTCACCATATGTGTGAGGATTTTCTGAACAATAATTTTGATGAAGAAACACATAAGAAGAACTTTCTTCCTTATGTTCTCTTTGGTCAAATCAGACCAGTACTCAAAGAAAAAGTCGATAATATCTATGCACAAGAGTGTGGTCTATACTCTGATAAATATAAAGTAGCAGGGCGAGTTGACTGCATTGGTGAATACAATGGAGTGCCTTCTATCATTGATTTTAAAACTTCTACAAAAGAACGCAATGATGATTGGAATGAGTCCTATTATATTCAAGCATCTGCATATGCAGAAATGTTTGAGGAAAGAACTGGAATTGAAATCAACCAGATTGTAATTCTAGTTGTAACTGAAGACGGAATCGTTCAAGAATTTGTAAAGACTAAACATGACTACTTACCACTACTAGTAGAAACCATTGACGATTTCACAGAGCATTGGGAAAAAGAAAATGAAATGGTTCATAGTAGTAGTAATGACACAGCAGCTTAGTCTTGGTCAACCAGAAACACCATTGTGGATACCAGAACTTATTTTTGATACAAAAGAAGATTGCATGACTTTTGCAAGGAATAATCAATTGAAACTTTTTGGAAAGTCTATAGAGGCGTATGAGGGTTCTATTCTTCCGACAAATCTTAAATGCATTGACCAGAACCTAATGAATGAATTAGGTAAGATATACAGAAAGAACAACAATGAGGAACTTATTTAGCACATTGGTTTTATCACTTGTTCTAACAACAAGTGCATATGCAGAACACGAAAAACAAAACTACAATTCACAGAAACCAGTGTCTTGTATGAACATGGAACAAATGTTGACAATTGTTAACGGTAAGTTCAATGAAAAACCTTGGTTTACTGGAGAGGGTATTTCGGCTGCAACAGATGGCAGAACCTTTATCAAGACTCAAGTAATTGTCGCAGTAAATCTTGAAACTAAAACCTTTAGTGTCGTGGAAGTTATTAGTCCAGAGATAGTATGCATTATTGGTGGTGGTAATAACTTTGGATTTAATGAACCACCAAAAACAAAAACTAGTATCACATGGGAGCATTAAATGTACGAGTATAAATGTAAAATAGTTAGAATAGTTGATGGAGACACAGTTGATGTGGATATCGACTTAGGTTTTGGTGTCTGGATGCGAAAACAACGTATCCGAATGTATGGTATTGATACACCAGAATCTAGAACATCTGACAAAGTAGAAAAGGTGTATGGAAAAGCTGCAACTGAGTTTTTAACTAAGTGGACTAATGCTGGTGACCTAACACTTAAAACTTTCAAAGATGGTAAAGGTAAATTTGGTCGTATTCTGGGTGAACTCTGGTATGGTGGTGAACATAACATCAACCAACTCTTGGTAGATAATCACCATGCAGTTCGATATCATGGACAGTCCAAAGAAGATATTGCAGAAGAACATCTTGCAAATAGGGCTAAATTAAACTTGACAATAGAAGAGTAATCTGGTATAAATAGAATCACAATTTGTTGATACAAATCGAAGAACGGGCAGGACATGGGGGCAGTACCCATCACCTCCACCATAACTAAACCTCGATTGAGGGGGCGAACTAGGTTCGACTGACGGAGATAGAGGCGAGTAGAATTGTCGGATGACTGCGTAATAGGTCAAAAACTGTAAATGCAAACGATAACTTTGCGCCTGTTGATTACGCCCTTGCGGCCTAATTAAACTGAGTTTTGATGGTGTACTTGGAAACAGAAACATCATCACCAGTTTTAAAGTTTTCGCTGACGAGCGAAATCGCATTGTGACTGAACAATCCCTTGGAGAAGGGGATAAGGTATTCTGATGAGTTTAGCGACTCAGTTCTTAGCGGAACAGTCGGAAGTTTAAGGCGAGGTGAGAATGGTATTCTTCCAGTGCCGAGATGTAGGTAAACCTAATCCTACCAATGCATTATTATAATTTATGGAGTTTGAGATGAGACAATTTGTATATGATAGTTGGAATAGTGTTATGAACGCAGAGAGAAATCCTCTGAGACATATTCCAGATTTGCAGACCAGACATATGATTTTACAAATTCTTGCATGGATGTGGGCAACGACATTTGCACTATGGATGGGAAGTATGTGGGCGTTTGGTATATCAACCATTGCACACTTAATTGTTATCGCAGCTATTGTAGTGACAGTTAGTACATTTGAAACTGCAAAACGCAATCCAAACTTTTTCCTAAAATTTCCAACATCTACACCAAGTCGTGCAAGACATATGTGGTGGAATGGTAAGAAAATTAAATTAGATGATAATGACAAGGGTGGTGAACACGAATGACACCTAGAGAAGAAGCACAACTAGAAGCAGAAAAAACATTCGATACATTTATACTATACAGTAAAAGAGCATTAATGTGGATTACATTTGGTTTGATTGTAGTTGTGATAGGATGTAATAGTGGAGTTGATGGAACTGGCAGTGGTTACAATGGCGAACAATATAATCCTAGTAATGTGAGTGTCAAGAAGTGACAGATATAAGTTTTAGACCCATTTTCCCATCACCTATGGGATATGCAAATTTCGGTAACGAGGCTAAAGATTTAAACAAACAACTCGTTAAAGATATAGATGATTGTATGACTAAACATACAGGCAAAGATAGGACATTTAGAAAGAATAACTCTGGATGGCAATCTAACGCTGGGTTAGAGGATATATATGAAAGTTTTGACCATTTAAGAACACTGATTGATTCAGCTGCAAGACCAGTTCTGGGTCATAGTGGTGTAACAGATGATGCTCTACCACATATGGAAACTAGAGGACTATGGGCGAATGTTTGTTTTGATGTTGGTGGATATTCCAGACCACATATTCACGGTGCTGGTAGAACACTATGGAGTGGGGTTTACTATCCTCAAGGATTAGAAGAGGTAGATGATTTAGATAATTTTGAAGAACACCAGACAATTATGCCTGGGTTTCAAAAGGGTGATGGACTTTTAGTTTTAATAGACCCAAGTAAAACAACTAAAGGATTACTTTTAACACAATTTAATAGTAGAGAATTTTATGGGGGTGAGGTTAGTATTTTTCCAAGAGAATCATTACTAATACTTTTTCCAGTGTGGGTTATGCACATGGTAACACCCTTGACAACTAAAACAAAAAGGTATAGTATATCCTTTTCAATCAATAAACCAACATGAGGTCTAAATGGAAGAAGTAGAAGAAAAATTGATGACACCGAAAAAGTTCTCTATTGCGATAGAGAAGGCTGTCAGTGAAGGTGGTGGAACTTATATGGACGCACTATTAGATTACTGTGAAAAGTATCAGTTAGAACCAGAAATGATTAAACCCTTGATAACTAAATCTTTGAAAGAAAAGGTTGAGGTAGACGCAAGAAACCTTAACTATCTTCCAAAGGTTGCAACATTACCAATATGATGGAAGCATACGAAGCCTATAAAATATATCACGCATTAAAGTTGCATTTCAATAGTGACTATGACTATAACAAATATCATGGAAAAGCGAAAGTAACTGTGGACTCATATCTCAAGAGAAAAGATAAACCTTTCTTTGCAAAAGTGGCACGAAAGTATCTTACTCCAGAAAACACCAAGAACTTTTTCATATCTAATTTTATTGTCAATCCTAAAGGTTGGGTTGGTAACTTTAATGAACAGAACTATGATGACTATCGTAAAAGAAACCAGAGTTTAAAGTATAATTACAAAAATGAAATATCTGAATTATTTCAAAAGATATCAGTATTTGATGAATTATTTCATGTAAAAGAAGGTCAACATCCTTTGTTATTAAAACAATTCCTTGCAAAGAAAGTAAGTATAGAAACTATGTGTATCATGGAAACTCTACTAGAATATTGCAAGTATTGGAACGAGGATATTGAAGAGCAGTATGTCTGGAAAGAACAAGAAAAACTTATAAAAAATTACAGTTCTGTCTTGACTTTTGATAAAAGCTTGTATAAGATAATAACAATGTCAACCTTAAAGGAGTGTTTAGATAATGGATGACCAGAATTCTAAAGTTCTTTCAGTAATGAAAGAAAGAGACTTCTACCATGCAAAGGTAGAAGAACTTCAGAACAGAGTTAAAGTTCTGGAGTATGATAACGCAGAACTCGTAAAGAGGGATGAAGAGTTATCTCAAAGATGCAAAGACCTTGCATCTAAAACACCTTTCAAACGACCACCACGGAGATTTGCTCGTGGATAGGTCTTACAAGGTCTATCAGGCAAAATACCTTATCCCCAAATCGGATAAGGGGCCTGCCTTTACACTACCTGCTACCCCACAGAAGTTCCATGCAGAACTTCTTAGGGATGGTAAGTTGTGTGCGTTTATAACTAGAGACACCTACGCAGAAGCGAAGATGGAAGGTGAAAATCATGTTAGGAGAGGAAATGAAAGTCAAACTAATTGACCATATGGGTTCTGACCTAACAGTTGTAAACGCAGCTCGTGTCTCATTTGCAAAAGAATCAGAATGGGAGTCAATTCCAGAAGGTGGTGAAATAGAAGGATTGCTCTCAGTTGGAGATGAGAAACTTATCAAGTATCTTGCAAAACACAATCATTGGAGTCCATTTGGACACTGTAGTATGCAGTTCCATATTAAGGCACCAATTTTTGTTGCAAGACAACTTGTGAAACACCAAGTCGGTTTGGTGTGGAATGAAGTATCTAGACGATATGTGGATGATGAACCAGAGTTCTATACACCTACAGTTTGGAGACTGAAAGCCGACAACAAGAAACAAGGTTCTAGTGATGAAACCATTGAATATAATATTGAAGGTGCGATACAGTTTGTCACACAAACATATCAAAACTTGTTACGAGAACAAGTTGCACCAGAGATGGCAAGAATGGTTTTACCACAGAATTTATACACTGAATGGTATTGGTCTGGTACACTGATGGCTTTCGCAAGAGTATGTAATCTGCGTTGTGCAGAAGATACTCAATGGGAAACTAGACAAATTGCAAATCAGATTGATGAATTTGGTAGTAAACTTTTTGAGTATTCTTGGAAAGAATTACGAAAAATGACTTGACTTTCAAGTTAGTTTAGTGTATAAATAAGGTTATATTATGAATAAAGTGAAATTAACATACGATAACATACGATTAAATACGGAGAAAAAATATGTCAGTTAGTACTCTACGCAAGTCCAATACGTTGGACAAACTTCTAGCACAAGTTCAATCAGAAAGTGCTCCTCAAGAAAAGAAATCCTATGTGGATGAAAGGTTGTGGAAACCAGAACTAGATAAATCTGGTACTGGACAAGCAGTCATTCGTTTCTTGCCTGCACCAGATGGTGAAGAACTTCCTTGGGTAAAAGTGTTCAAACACGCTTTCCAAGGCCCTACTGGTAAATGGTATATTGAGAATTCACTTACCACTATCGGTAAACAAGACCCAATGAGTGAACACAATACTGCATTGTGGAACACTGGTCTTGAAAGTGACAAAGAACTTGCTAGAAAGCAAAAGAGAAAGTTGGAATACTACTCAAATATCTATGTGGTATCCGACCCAAAACACCCAGAAAATGAAGGGAAAGTGTTTCTATTTCGTTATGGTAAAAAAATCTTTGATAAGATTATGGCTTCAATGCAACCAGAGTTTGAAGATGAAACACCTATTAACCCATTTGATTTCTGGGAAGGTGCGAACTTCAAGTTGAAGATTCGCAAGGTTGATGGTTTCTGGAACTATGATAAGTCTGAGTTTGATAGCGTGACCGCTCTCGCAGACAGTGATGAGAAACTTGATGGTATTTGGAAGACGCAGTATTCACTGCAAGAATTCCTTGCACCAACCAACTTCAAATCATATGATGAGTTGAAGAAAAGGTTAGATGATGTTCTCTCTGGAACTGTTACTGCAAGTGCAGCCTCTATGATTGACGAAGATGTTGTGGAAACACCACAGTTCAAATCTGAACCTCAACCAAACATTCCAAGTGTTGATGAAGATGATGACACTATGTCTTATTTTCAGAAACTTGCGAATGAATAGGGTGACTACTTAATAAGTCCGTCCATACCCACGGTAAGGTAAGGGAGAAAGGAGAGCAGAAATGCTCTCCTTTTTTTTCTATCTAAGACTAATTCTCATTTCCAATTCTTATAAATAGTAAGTAGAGAGTGAGAGGTACTATAATGATAGAAGTCATAGGAGCAGTGTCAGCTGCAACGGCCGCCTTCAATACAATTAAAAATGGTTTCGCTGCAGGGCGAGAAATAGAATCCATGGCAGGAGATTTGTCACGCTGGATGGGTGCTGTTAGCGATATCAAAAAAGCAGACGAGTATAATAAAAAACCCCCTCTGTTTAAGAAGTTATTTCAGGCTGGTTCTGTAGAGGAAGAGGCTATGCAAATCTTTATGGCGAAAAAGAAAGCCGAAGATATGAGAGCCGAACTGAAGCAGATTATCTCTTTTACCAGAGGCCCATCTGCTTGGGATGAACTCTTGCGTACAGAAGCCGACATCCGAAAGAAACGGCAACAAGCGATTTATGACCAACAAGAAAGAAGAAGACAGATTCTTGAAATAGTAGGTGTTTGTTTTCTAATTATAGTAATCGGTGGTTTCTTACTTGGTTTGGGTTACATCTGGGTAGAAAACAGAGGTTACTAATTCATGACAAAATTCATTGTTGTTTTAACAACAATATTATTTACAACCCCAGTGTTTGGAGACATCTGGGGTTACTGTTTTACTTGCGACTTGCCTAAACCAAGTGAGAACTGGACTCATCAACAGAAGTTGAGAAAAGGTCTTATTGACAATAAAAAGTATACGACTTGCAGACTCAAGAAAAGAGTTAAGTCAAAGTATACTGGTAGACAGGCTTGTATTTACGTTGGGGGTAATCGGACATATAAACTAATGTATGAGGATAACTGTCCTTCATCATATCAGTGTGTATATGACCCTGGCGGTGTCGAACCAAATATTGATGATATTATTGATAGTTTGAATAACGCAACGAAATAGTTAACTGTTTGCAACACTATTTGCATCTTGTAGTTGTTGATTTTGAATAGAAACATTCTGTGAAGATGTACGGTTGTCAATATTATTAAAGTTATTGGTGACATTTCCACCACCACCTTGGGTTTTCAATAATTCTAATTCTTCCATAGCTTTTGCCAAGTCCTTAATATCTTGTTGTCTACCAGATTCAGTTTCGTACCAACTATCCTTTGCAACGTCCTCTTGTAGTTTTTGGATTTCTGCAACTTTCTCTGCAATCTGTTCATCTTGAGTTTTTTCACCAAATCCAAGTAAATCTAAAACTTTACCAGCGCCTGGGATTGACCTAACTATTTCTCCAAAGTCAAAATCTAATAAACCAGTAAACCACTCAAAAATAGCAGATACAGCATCTGTAACAAGTTTACCAATAGAGAATGGTTCACCATCTGGTGAAGACCAACCAAATAGACCCATCAACCAATTTACTGCAAGATTATATGGTGCAAGAACAATATCAATAAACTTAGATACTGCTGTTCCTACATCACCATCTTCAGGCCAGGAGAATAAGTCTTTCACCCATGCGACTGCTGAACTAAACGCACTTGTAACTGAAGATAATAAATTAAATTCTGTTTCTGGGTCACTCCACCCAAACAATCCTAACAACCAATTAACTGCAAGATTAAATGGTGTAGTAATAAGGTCAAGGAAACCACCTTCACCAACAAGGCCTGTCCATAATTCTTTAAGTGCTGTCACTGGGTCTGTGAACAAAGTTCCAAACCATGCAAACGCTTTCTTACCAAAATCAAAGACTGCACCTATACCATCACTAATTAAGGTCTGAAAACTAAATGACTTTACCGCTTCTGATGCTTCATCAAATCCAAATAGACCCAACATCCATGCAAATGCAGATTTTAATAAATCGAGAGGTAAACCAATAATAGAATTAATAAGACCAGTAAGACCACCTTCCAATGCACCTAACCACCCATCATCTTCATAACCAGCAATTGCACCCTTTACAGTATCAAATAGAGTCATAATAATGGTCACTGGTAAGAATATTCTACCAAGAGTTTTACCAATTGTTTTTGCAAAATCAATTACTGGTTTGAAGCCAGGCAATGCAGAAATTACACCTTTTGCTCCCCTTGCAAATGACCCAAATTTAGTTAAAATACCAGTTACAAATTCACTGAATGTCTTCATAATACTAGTAACTCTTTTTCCAAAGAAACCTAATCTTTTAAATCCAGCAGAACCTTTAATAGAATTACCAAAATCAGACACAGAATCAAATATCTTAAATACAGGCCCCAGAACTTTTTTATATCCATCTGAAACCATCTTTAAAACTCTACCAAATGGAGTTTGTGCGCCAGGCGCTCCTCTACCAAATGGATTCAACATTTTAAAGAAGTCTATCAGTCCATCTGCAATTCTAGCAAAAAACCCAAATACTTTACCGTCTTTGAGCGCTTTAAACCCTCTTGTTAATACGGCTACTTCTTTTTTAAGTTGACCAAAGAACGCAACTAAGGTTGCAAACGGAGCTGCAACCAGACCAGCAAGAATACCTAGAGCACCAAGACCTTTATCTTTTAGACCAGCAAGGCCCTTAATCAAACCATCTTGAATACCAAGGATACCATCACGAATATCTTCCATGAGAGTTGCGTTTTTCTTATTTTCAGCATCTTCTTTGTTTATTGCTTTTTGTTCATCAATGTTTGCTTTAGTATCCATTGTAAACGCATCTTTTAATGGAGTAGATACAGCAGAAAACAACTTTTTAGTAACACCAACGCCTGGAAGTGCTTCAATACCAGCCTTCATTGCCTGAAGAGGTGCAGTCAATTGGTCAGTGAAAGGTTTGAACTGGTCTTTCAGTTCATCTTTAATTACTCTTGCACCTTCTTTTTGACTTTCTTTTAATGCGTTGATTACGCCTGGGTTATTCTCTGCCATTTATTTACTTCTTTTTATCTACATATGCATTTGCACCAAAATATGCTGCAACTAATGCTGAGATAGCAACAAAGTATGTCGGTGCAATATCACCGATAATCTTTGCAGTACCTTCATGTCCTAACATTGATGTAATTAAAATACCTAGTGGATATAACAACATACCCATTAAAGCAAACCATGTCATTTTTCGCATGGCATCACGCCGAGCATCAGCGTCTTCAAGTTCTTTTCTTTTAAATTCCAAATTCATCTCCATTTCTTCTGTTGAAATGTGACCATCACCATTACTATCAACTTTCTCTACAACCTCTGGGTCTACTGTTACTGTTTTGGCCATTAGTATTTCCTTCTTTGTTTCTCTCTGTCCATTTTTTCTTTTTGTTCTTTTACATATTGAGATAACAAACTTACATATATTTCCCTTTCCCACGGCATCATATTATCTAATTCTGTCAAACTATAATTATAATGTGTCATCATACTAAAGTTAACTTGGAAGTAAGTTCCCAAGTCATCATGTGAAAGGGCTAGTCTAAAAAACTTTGCATCCCTTCAAGTGCGACTTCACTTTCAACACCAGTGTTTGGGTTAGTTACCTTTACAATATGTTTTAACTTAGGCATAGTCTGGAAGAAGTCAGTCACTTTCTGGAACTGGTCAGTAGTCATTTGTTCAATAAACTCTTGTAGTTCTTTGTTAGTCATTTCGTCATAGACTTCATTTTCATCAAATACATTTTCTAAACAATCTTCAATAATTTTAAAAGTGCCCCCAGCACTATCAAGTTTACTTATATCATAACCCATAAGTTGATTCATGGTGGGGTATTTCATAGTCAATCCAATTTTATCTGTAACCATAACAACATTAGAATGTCCTTCTGTTTTAATAACATTAATATCTTCTAATTGAATTGTTACTGGAACTTTCGTCTGTCCATCATCTGGACAAGTAACATTAATATCAACTGTTTCTCCAACTGATTTACATCTAATTTGTAAAAACATATATTCAATATCAAATGTTGGGAGTTGGTCTACGACATTATCAAGTTTACCAAATGTACAACTTTTAATAATATCAGACACAGCTTTTGATTGTGCTTTTGTGTCTTTACTCTCAACTGCCATCATTAAGATTTTTTGTTCTTTTACCAGAAATGGTCTGAACTCAATTTTTTCCCCAGTTGATGGAATTTCCATCTCATAATTTGGGTTATTCAATACGGGCAATGCCATAATTTATTCTCCTATATTAATAATTAAAATAATCGCCTTATCACTTGAGGTAATCTAGATTGTACGTTTCTAAGAATAGAATTTTTAATAATATCTTGTAGTGTACTATCTAGGTTTGCCTTTTGTGGTTCAGTTGCAATGTTTCTCCAATATCTATATGCAAACTCAACCGATATGGTTTGTATCTGATTTGTATTACTATGACCATATGGTAATGCACCAATAGTCACTGGAAAACACTCTTCCAACTTACAACCATAAGTTCTTTCGTCTTGTTCATTCAATTGATATATTTCAATTGAACCAATATATTCCTTATAATAGTTAATATCATATGTATCTGGATTGTAGGTAATCTTTTGCCACTCCTCAAAGAAGTATCTCTCTGCGAGGTCAGAACCACAGTAGAAAGTTGCTTCTACTGGTGCAAATACTTGACCTTGTACTACTTGGTGCGTGGGGCCATAGATATTACCATTAACTTGTGTTCTTAAACTTCTTGCTGGAATGGATATAGAGTTACAACGAAATGAAATTCGTCTTGCAGTTTCACCATGTAAATTACCAGTGACATATCCTGCTTGTGCAGATGTGCCAGCGCCTGCAGAACTATCTCCAGAAACACCAGCTGGTAAAAGTATCACTACTTCATATCTGTTCTGTTTTGCATATCCATCTCTGGATGCGTTATGTTGTAAGAACGCATTTAAACCACCAAATACTGCACCACCAAGAACATTTGAAAAATTAAACTTTGCCATTAAATCATCTTCCTAGAATCACCCCAGACTCTACTGTCTGATGCTTTCTTAAACCTTTGTACTGGTAACATAATCGCAGTTAGATTATCATCACTATCAATTTTTCTATACATAGACCTTGCATATCCATACAAGTATCTTTTTATAGTTGGTTTCGTCAATCTACTATTTTCCACTGCACTTACATCCAATTTGTCTTGACCAGCCGCATCTAGAAGTCTTGCTCTTAGTGCATATGGTAGGTAGTGGAAATTTAATCCATAGAACCCACCTTCTGCTGACTTCAAGTACATGACCAGTGGAAATGTATCATAATATGGTAACTTCTTTGCAAACTTTGGTGCATAGACAAACATATTTAGGTGTTTAGGGTGAGGTGTCT